TGTTCCAGACTGAAGTCATGTCACAGAAATCTCTTTCATCCACTAGCTTTGCTCCTGTTATATATCTTTCTCAAGTTGTTATGATTAAAACTTCCATTGATTATATCTCTCAATTCAAAATCTTGGAGATCTTGGTTATCGACACATTCTGCTAAATATTTTAGGAATGTGTGAGAACATTCATCCATGTCACCCGCTACAATCTCAGCTTTAAAATTGACTACATACATTATCCTTGCTCCCTTTCACACATATATACTTCAGAACCGCTAATGTTTAAAGCATCCATACAATCATAATCTGTCGATCGAATAGGTATAACGACGGAGGCCGAGTAGACATCTTCTCTTTCGAGTAAGTCGTTATAATGCTCGTTAGCTTCGATTTCATTTTCAAATGGAGCCCACCGATCGATATGATAGACTGTCCCTGATGCATCTTTCTTTTTCAACATCCAGATAACAATGAATTGGTTGCTCAATAATTTCCAGGGTCTCAAATAAGCGTTCATTTTTGCTTCTTCTTCGGTCATTATTTTTCTCCACATTTTTGTAAAAAGCGATTGCTTTTTTTTAACAATCTAATTGTCTGAGCCCGAAATTCTCCAGGGGGCAGGGTGGCATGGGACGGGGCGATACTCACCCACCTCAGGTATCCTTTGATGGCACCGCTGGTGTACTTAACAATCTCATAATAGTTACATTCAAATCCAGAAGCGAGTAGACTGGAGCCTGACTCAAACGGTTTGGTGTAGGTGATAATTTTATAGTAGCCCATCGCAAAACATGCTTGTCGCGCTTTACCTATAAGAAAGCTGGATGTATTCGGAGGGGCAATGTCATTATCTATACAGATACGTCTGAATTCGATATAACCTGGCTCCCTGGACCAGCCCCCAGAAGAGGGTCGATCGACAGTGAGTACGCCGTAAAGCGGTGAGTTACCCCATAAATCGCCGGATACGCCGATGCTGAAAACGTGGCGCTTTAAAGGTTTACTGTGGCGATGGTGAGCAAGAATGAAATCTTGTGATTCTTTTAGCTTGAGGCGGTGGTGGAAGAGTTTCATCCTGTCCTCCTTAATCCAAGATCGAAACCATTGGCATCACCGGCCCATTGGTCCGCCATTGCTTTTGCGATGCCTTTATAAAACTTTGACCTGATCTTCCAGCGATCGGGGCCAGGCGATGCTTTGTGACATTCGTCACGCGCTGTTGATCCATCGAGGCTACCGGTTGGCTCGAGCTTAGGAAGGTTGCGCAACCATAAGCATGTGCGCTTGGTGACATTATCACTGCCATCCTCTTCGGTCTCGAACTCCCAGGGCTGTATTGACTGGGACTGTTTGCTGAAATTCTTGATGCGCTCTTTAGCATGCTTATGCATTACCGGATTTTCAATTGCGATTCGCGGCACATCTGCATTCAATAGTTTAGAGAACAGATCGCAGCCCGCTTCGAGCTCCTCCCACATCTGCTCTTTGGTCTTACCTGGGGGCGGCGTGTGCAACCAACGTACACCCGAATTGCAAAGGCGTGTGCATGGAGGGTGTGCCACAACCAACATATCCCAGCTATCGATCTCGAGGACGTTTAAGACGTCGTCCTGGATATGGCGATTGCTGGGAGTGTCGCTGGGCAGAACGTCGCAGCTCCAGGCATCATGACCGTTCGCGAGAAAAGCATCCCGAACGGTCCCACTGGTTTCGCAGCCGACTAATATTTTCATGAGCTCCATGTGGCGTCTCCATATCCCTTGGTCGCTTGGACTATTTGATCCAGCCTTTTCTCAGCTTCTGAAGGTTCTTTTTTCTCAATGAATGTAAAGACCGTCTCCATATAGTCGGCAGCCTCCTCAAACGTGGGAAATGCATCTTGCTCAAGACTCTTACCGTTTAAACCAAAAGTACAATAACCACCATCCTTGGTACCAACGATAAGAGGGTCATGTTTTGCTATCGGGCCGGTAAGTTCGAAGCCGGCTTTACGCAACTCTTTGCGTAAACCTCTGTCGCTTTCGACGCAATTCTTTGCGTAATAAAACTCTGTTTCGCCACCAAACTGATCCTCTTCTATTGATGTTTTCCATAATGAACTCATTTTAATCTCCTTTCAGTTATCATATGGTATGATATTAATCGAAGATAACGAGGGATACAATAGCTAATTTCATATAATATGATATTTATTTAAATACACTATATGTTGTGTAGCTATTGACGTGTGACACAGGATACAGTAGGTTTTGGTATATTAAATTTACTATGTAAGTTTGATAATTAAGATATTCCCGTTTTCCCTCCCTTTTTGCGGTTGAGTATCTTATGGTAAGATAACCTTAGCGCTGGCCCTTTATTGGGCCGGCGTTTTTTTTAAGGAGATTTTAAGTGGCCGGACCCAAAAGGTTCTATGTCTATACGCTGAGTGATCCGCGTGATCTGAATGTTTTTTATGTTGGTAAAGGTACAGCGTCGCGTAAGAACCAGCACACTGTTGATCTCGATATTCGCGATCGTGATACATCACCAAAAGCAAACAAGGTTCGTGAGATCCTGGACGCTGGTGAGGAAGTGATCTCGAGCATCGTTAAGTTTTTTGATAATGAAGAAGAGGCGTATGCTTTTGAAGCTGGGCTGATTGAACGAACAGATAATTTATTAAATGTTGTTGCTGGCGGTGGTGGTGATCGTTCTGTTCCTAAAGGTGCTGAACAGGAACCCTTAAAAAAAGAATATAAATTGAGCACAAAAGAAGACAAGTTCTGCCAGATTTATGTTGAAATTGGAAATGCGAGCCAGGCTTATCGTGAGTCTTATGATTGTGAGAATTCTGCGATGGCGACCATAAATCGCAACGCGCATAAACTTTTAAAAAAGGACAAGATTACAACAAGAATCGAAGAACTACGAGCAGCACATATTCAAAGACACAATTACAACGTCGATAATTTAAGTAATATGTATCAGGATAATTATGATCTGGCTTTGCAGACTTCACAATGCGGAGCAGCTAACGGAGCTGTCGCAGGAATATCCAGGCTGCATGGTTTTGATAAGCAGGGCGTCAGTGAAACAGTAAACAATACACAATTGAATGTTGTGCTGCCGGATCTCGAGCTGGCCAGGCGTATGGCATACATCCTTGAGAACGGCGCCGATGACACAAACGCTTGATGCGCTGCTTAAAAGAGTCCAGGGCTTATCTGATGAGGATAAGTCAGCTCTTAATACAATGGTTGTTGAGCGGACCAAAAATGAAATATGGATACCGAACACCGGGCCTCAGTCTGATGCCTATCGATGCCAGGCAGATCTATTGCTTTATGGCGGTGCGGGCGGCGGCGGTAAAACGGATCTAATCTCGGGCCTGGCTTTGACCAGGCATTCGCGCACTTTAATGCTGCGCCCTCAATATACAGACCTCGGTGCTCTGATCGAGCGCGTGGTCAAGATAGCCGGCACACGCGTGGGGCTCAATTCAAGCCCGCCGGCACAGTTTAAGTTTAATGATCGAGTGATCGACTTCGGTGCTGCTGCGACGATGGAGCGGGCAGAGACCTGGCAAGGTAACCCACATGATCTGCTGGCCTTCGATGAGGCGTGTCAGTTCCATGAAAGCGTTGTGAGATTCCTCATGGGCTGGAACCGAGCGGCTGAAGAGGAGCTGGGCGTCACAAGTGAGCAAAGGGTGCGAACGATATTAGCGTCCAACCCTCCGTTGAGCGCTGAAGGTGATTGGATCATTGGCATGTTCCGCCCATGGCTGGACATTACACATCCTAACCAAGCAGCTCACGGCGAGCTCCGATGGTTCATCACCGATCCTGATGGCCAAGACCTCGAGGTCGAGGGACCGGATGATATAAAAGAATTCAATGGCACAACCTATGTGCCCAAGAGCCGGACGTTTATACCGGCAGCACTTAGTGATAACCCGTTCCTGGTAACAACTGGATACCAGGCAACACTCGATGCCATGCCTGAGCCGCTTCGCTCCGCGATCCGTGACGGTAACTTTATGGCAGCAAGAGAAGATGACAGCTACCAGGTTATTCCAACAGCCTGGGTGCTCGAGGCTCATGAGCGCTGGCGGGCCAATGGTAAACCTGATGTCGCCATGAGCTCGATCGGGCTCGATGTTGCTCGAGGCGGTAAGGATCAAACTGTATTCTCGCCCAGGTGGGGACAGTTCTTTGGTGAACTGACCACGGTGCCTGGACGCGATACACCGGATGGGCCTTCGGTTGCTGTACTCGCAGCCGGTATGCTGCGTGACGGTGCGACAGTTGGTGTCGATGCTATTGGTATTGGAGCCGATGCCGAGACAGCGTTAAAGAATGCCGGTCTCAGCTATGAGGCACTTAATGGTGCAGCAAAGGCATCAAGTCATACGAGAGACGGTAACTTTGGTTTTACCACCAAGCGATCAGAGATGTGGTGGATGATGAGAGAAGCGCTCGATCCAAAGTATGGACAGGCGATTGCCCTGCCACCGGATACAGCGCTGCAATCAGATCTTACGGCACCGACCTATGAAGTCAGGCCAGGGCAGCCGCCAAAGATCTATGTGGAGAGTAAGAAAGATATTATGAAGCGTCTCGGCAGATCGCCTGACCGGGGAGATGCCGTGGTCTATGCCTGGAACTCAGGATCATTGGACACCGGACCCCAGGCACGCAGACGAAAACAGATCATGTCAACACCAGCAGCGGTGACTGAGTACGATGAATATAGATATTAGGCCGGCTGACGCTATTGAGCTCGATACTCTTGTCGAGGTCGTAGCCAATGCCATAGAAGAATCGCAGCTCAATGTTGAGCTCGACTACCAGGCAGCAAGGGATTTCCTCTGGCTGTACATGAACGATAATGAAACATCTGTTCTGGTTGCCGATCAAGACGGAGACATTGTTGGCGCTGTTATGCTGGCCGAGGCAAAAGAATTTTTCATTAAGCCTCTTTGTTATGTGTGCAAGTTTTGGGTACTCCCCAAAGGACGACGGACGACCGCCGCCCGCCAGCTCCTTCAAGCGGTGAAGGAGTGGGCAAGTGAACGGCAGTGCAGCCATATATTTGTGACGGCAACTGCTGACCTCGATGCAAGAGAACAACGATTATTTATTAACCTGATGAAGCGCAGCGGTTTTAGTGCCGATGGTCCTGTACTTCGACTAAAGATGGAGTAACTCTATGAGTAAGATAGCTAAAGTATTCGCCCCACCCCCACCAAAGATGCCACCTCCTCCTCCACCGTTGCCAACACCCGAAGCCCCAGAAGTCAAGGCTAAGACAACTCAGGCAGCAAAACGTGCAATGGGACGTAAAGGGCTGGCCCGGACTAACTTGACCGGTGGCCAGGGTGTCACTGACGATGCCACCGTATCGCGTAAGTCCCTCTTAGGCTCAGGCTAACCTATGCCTAAACTTGTCACGGAGATGATTGAACATTTCCAAACACTCAAAGGTGAGCGGGCGCCGCTTAACCAACTATGGGACGAGCTGGCTGAAGTGCTGGCACCGAACCGTACAGGTTTTTCAAAGACGATTTCAAGCGTGCATCGTAATTCCAAGATATTTGATACCCAGCCGATTACGGCAAAGCGCGGCCTGGTCAATGCGATAGGCTCCATGCTTCGCCCCAAGTCGTCAGCTCCAGGTAAATGGTTCGATATCGTTCCAGAAGACGAGGAGCTGCTCGAGGAGAAAGAAGTTAAAGACTGGGTGGACTTTGCAGAAGAACGTCTCTGGCGAGCACTCTATAACCCCAAAGCCCGATTCATCGAGGTCACCGGCGAGGTCGATGATGACCTGGTGACCTTCGGCACTGGCATCGGTTTTGTTGGGCTTAATAAAGACCAAAATGGTTTTATGTTTAGAGCGTTTCACCTGGCACGCAGTTTTGTTATGACCGATGAGAATAACGAGCCCAACGGCATATTCATTGCCGAGCACCTGACCGCTGCCCAGGCAGCCGAGCGGTGGGGCGAGAGTAATATCGGACAGAAGACCAGAGAGGTTTTGACCGGGGCCAATAAAGATACAACCAAAAAGTTTATGTTTCTGTGGTGTGTCAAAAAGCGATACGCCTTTGATCCGTCAATGAAGAATAATAAGAACATGCCGATCGGCAGCTACGTGATCGATGTTGATAGCGAGCATATGGTGCTTGAAGAAGGCTATGAAGAGTTTCCATTCTTTATCCCCCGTTGGGATACCCGCAGCCTCGAGCGCTATGGTCGAGGTCCAGGAATTATGGCACTGCCAAGTGTGCTCAGTTTGAACCAGATGGGTAAGACCATGCTGCGCGGGCTGCACCGGGCGGTCGATCCACCGTGGCTGCTGCCGAGTGATTCAATGGTTAATGCGCCTCAGATGCGCCCAGGCGGCGTTAGCTACTACGATGCCAAGGCAATACGTAACCTCGGCATGTCGAACCCATTCCAGCAAATGGACAGCAAAGCGAACATCCCCTGGGGGCTCAATGCCCAACAGGCCGAACGTGAGCAGATCCATGCTCTATTCTATAAA